AAAAATAAATGTATTTCAAAAGAATAACTTTATAAAATAATATATATACAATAATATTTATTTTTTTGTCATTATGTTATATTACAATATTATTTCTTTTTTTCAAATATTTTTGTTTCTTATAATATGGAAAATTCTTTAGAAGAAATAAACTTTTTAAAGAATATATTTAATGATTCTAACATGGATAATTTTTTTGAGGAAGAATTATCTGATATTAAGAAAAAATTATTTTTAGTAAATATTATTGATAATTGTTTGTTTATTTCAAATAATAAGTTTGTTTTTTTTAATAATGCCAAACAAAAATTTATGGAAAACAAAGATATACTATTACGTGATTATAAAATTGAAAGTTTGGTAATTGGAGATTTTATAGGTATATTTAAAGAATGAAAATAACATATTTAAATTATAAAGATTTAAACACATCATTATTAAGATATGATACTGATCAGGTACAACCTTTTTTAGATTTATTAAATAGTCAAAAAGTATATAATTATTATTGTATTAAAGATATAATAACGATTGTATCTGATTTTGTATGCCGTTCAAATCTTTCTAAAAATTCATTTAAAAGGTCATTAGAAGATTACCAAAGAATGCCTTTGTATGATGATAAATTTACTAAAAGTATATCAGACATATGTGATGAAAGAGCGTTAGAATTAGAAAAAAAAGTATTAGAAAATAATAAAAAACTAATTGTTCAATGGTCTGGTGGAATAGATTCAACTGCAGTTTTGGTATCTATATTAAAAAACTTCTCAAAAGAAGCATTAGAACAAGTTAAAGTTGCCTGTAGTCATATCAGTATTATGGAAAACAATACTTTTTTCTTAAATCATATTCACAATAAAGTTAAAATAGTCCATAATAATTGGAAATTTAAATCTGATAGTGATTTTTATTTTGTTGATGGTGAACCAGGTGATTTTTTATTTGGTTCTGAGTTTTGTATTAATCAATTTATGAGTAGATACCCAACAAAAACTTATGAAAAATGGTCTAGTAACATGTCTATTTTAAGGCAGTTATTTAAACATAAAGAAAATATGTCTTTCTCAAATTGGTTTTTAAATGAACAGATAGAAAATTTTAATAATGTTAATGTACCAGTAGAAACAGTTATGGATTTTTTCTGGTGGATTAATTTTGATAATAGATGGTCAGTTAAATCTTATGGTAAAATTATAGCTTATTTAGATTATAGTGATATGAATAAAGATAGTATTAACTTGATAATGAATAATGGTATTAATTTTTTCAATACTTCAGATTTTCAACAATGGAGTATGTCAAAAAATAATACTGGAGAAAAAATAATTAAGAGCATCATTGATTATAAGATGCCATTAAAAAAATACATATACGAATTTGATAATAATGAATTCTATTTAAATTTTAAAACAAAAGTAAATTCAAATTCTTTGTTTCCTAAATATAGTTTAGAAAAACCTATTTTAATACTAGATAACAATATAAGTTTTAATACTTTTAATATTATGTATTCATTACCTTATTTACAAGAATTAATATTGAACTAAAACAATAGTTGTTATACCCGAATCTTTATATTGATTATTTCTATATGTTAAAGATTCTTGTATAATTAGATCAAGATTATATTCTTTTTTTGCATCAATATTAATAAAAGTTAATTCTATTGCTTCTAAAGCATTTGGATATACGGTATTTGCAATTTCTTCACCCGATAAACTTCTAATACTTAATTTACCTGTATCTATATATTTTTCTTGTCTATGAGTAACAAAATCTTCTGGAAAATTGTAATACGGTATTGATTCACTATTTGCAGATTGTGATTCTGTTAAACTGTGAAATACGGTCGTCTTTACTGTCATTATTCGGTTGCCTCCTTGGCCCAATCTGCTTTATTCCAAGCACGTTCGTGGAAATAATAGAGAATACTATTCATTACAAGAGCAAAACCAGCGAAAGCTATACCTGCTTTCCAACTTCCACTGGTCCACCATGCACCTGCAAAATTACTTAGTGTTACTGTTACTCTCCAAGATACTGCTTTAATAACACTACGATACGCTTTTTCATGCCACTTTGGTTTCTTAAATATAAACATAATCAATTCCTATAATAAAATTAAGCTGCTTTCTGAATACTCTCTACTAAACCTTTTGAAAAATAGTTTTCATATTTAGTATATACTTGTTTAGTAATCTCTTTAAACTTATCTTGTTCTTGTTTAGGTAGATTAATAACTTTGATACCATCGGCAATACATCTTTGTTTTACCAATTCAACATCTTCAACTGCTTCAACTCTTTCTGCTTGTGCAGCTTCATAAGCGGCAGTTTTGATTGCTTGTTGATGTTCTGGCTTCAAACTATTCCAAAACTTCTCATTCATAACGATACCTGTTAAGAAGAGACTATGTTCGGTATTATTGACATATTCACATACTTCATTTTGATTCATACCATAAACACGAGGATAGGTACTTTCGCCACCTTCAATTAATCCAGAACGAACTTCTTGAGGAATGTTCTCGATAACCATTGGAACAGGAATAGCACCAACTGCTTCAAAAGTATCATATGCAATAGGTGACTTTTCACTTACTCTTAGTTTTAGACCTTTAAAATCTTCAACTGCATTGATTGCTTGAGTTGATGGGATAATACGGAATCCACCACTATAGGTAAATGCCAATCCACGAACTGGACTATTTTCATTTAATCTATTGAGTAAATCTGCACCAATTTCGCCATCTAAAATCTTTTTGGCATGATCATGATCTTTAAATAAGAAAGGAAGGTCAAGAACATGCATATCTTTTAAGTATTTGCCTAATTGAGGTGTATAGGATTGAGTCATTTCTACACGACCAGATTCAACTTCCGCCAAAACATCATTATGTGTTAATGGTTTTAAGGCGAATTCTAAAGCATTGTATTCTGATAGAGTATAAACATTAACATTTAACTCATTATTTGTTAGGGTTTTTAGTTTTTCTGAGAATTTATTTGCGGCTCTTAGAAATAATTCTAAAGGTTCATGAGCAATAACCCAATTAATTGTTGTCATTTTTTCTCCTTGGAAAGACAAGTGATATATACATTATATATTCTATTTATATATTCAGGTTTCTAAAGACATAAATAACAGTATAATTTATTTTTAGGTAAAAACATGGCAAAACCAACAACAAGAGCGCAATTTAAAGACTATTGTTTACGTAGATTAGGTCATCCTGTTATACAAATTAATGTGGATGATGATCAAGTTGAAGATCGGATTGATGATGCTTTAGCATTTTTCCATGACTATCATTTTGATGGTTGTCAAAAAATGTTTATGAAACACAAAGTTACTCAAATAGATATAGACCGAAAATGGATTTATTGTCCCGATTCTGTATTGTTTGTTACCGGTGTATTGCCATTTGATAACTCAACATCATCTGTAAATATGTTTGACATGCGATATCAATTAAGATTACATGACCTCTATGACTTCACATCTGTATCCTATGTGTCATATGAGATTACAATGCAACATATTACCACATTGAATATGTTGTTTTCTGGTATGCCACAGTTTAGATTTAATCGGCATATGAATAAGATATTCCTTGATATTGATTGGTCAAGAGATGTAATGTTAAATGAATATCTAGTAATGGAATGTTATAGAAAATTGGATCCAGATACAATGACTGTAGAAGGTACTGCAAATGTTGCTGCATCTAATGTTATGGTTGTAGGAACAGGTACAACATTTACAAGAGATATCTTAATTGGTGATGAAATCAATTTTGATACTCAAGTAAGAACAGTTGTTGAAATTAATTCTGATACTTCATTAAATGTTAGCAGTGCATTTACTACTACTAATACTGCAATAACATTAACTAAAGATGGCATCACAGATATTTGGAATGATAGATTTCTCAAGAAGTATGCTACAGAGAAAATTAAATATCAATGGGGTACCAATCTAAGTAAGTTTGCTGGTGTGCAATTACCTGGCGGTGTTACTTTAGATGGGCCAAGAATCATGCAAGAAGCGCAAGCAGAAATTGATAAGATTGAAGAAGAAATGCAATCATACAATGTATTGCCAAATGAAATGTTTGTGGGATAATGGCAACTAACTTTTATTTTAATAATTTTCCAATATCTCAAGTAACAAGTGAGCAATTACTTGTTGAAGATTTGGTTATTGAATCTATGCAAGTTAATGGTATGGATGTATTTTATCTTCCACGTTCAACTAGAGAATCGTTTGATTATCTTTACGGTGAAGATCCAATAAAAGAATATCGTAATGCATATCAAATGGAAATGTATCTTGAAAATGTTACAGGTATGGATGGTGAAGGAGATTTCATTTCTAAATTTGGTTTAGAAATTCGTGATGAATTAACTTTACTAATGTCACGTAGAAGATTTAAAGCAACAGTACCGCAACTTCGTCCTAACGAAGGTGATTTAATTTATATACCTTTAATTCAAAATTTCTTTGAAATAACATTTGTAGAACATGAGAATGATCAGGCAATGTTTTATACATTGGGTCGTGGTCGTGGTGGTAATGTTTATGTGTATGCATTGAAGATGAAACAATTTGTGTTCTCTGAAGAACTTATCTCTACTGGTGTACCAGAAGTTGATAATCAAATCTTTGATTCATATAAGAGAACAAAACTTGCAGTTTCAAACACTGGTATTGGTGGAACATTTATAGTTGGTGAAACAGTATATCAAGGTTCAAGTTATAGCCAAGCAAATGCAAAAGCAATTGTTTATTCATGGCAACCAGAATCTGTCTTAAATGTTATACAATTAATTGGTAATTTTAAAACAGGAAATGTTATAGGTAATACAAGTTCTGCACAATATAACTTTATATCACAAAACACATCTACACAAGTTGATGGAAATATATTTGAAGATATGGCTGATAATGTTAATATTGAAGGTGAATCAGATGCAATAATAGATTTTAGTGAACATAACCCATTTGGTGAACCGTAATGTTAGGACAATCACATTTTGCACATAGAACAATCAGAAAGATTGTTGTAACTTTTGGTACATTATTTAATGATCTTGTTATTAAAAGATATGATAAAACTGGCGGAATAGAATATGAACAGATGAGAGTACCATTATCTTATGGTGCAAAAGAAAAATATATTACTAGATTAACTAGTGATCCAACATTAACTAAATCTATTGCCACTTCATTACCTAGAATGAGTTTTGATATGACTGGTATGTCATATGATAATTCTAGAAAACAAATATCATTAATGAGAAATTACGCAGCAAATACTTCTGTTCATGGTATTGATGGACAATTTGTTCCTGTTCCATATAATTTTGATTTTTCATTATCAATATATGCAAGAAATACAGAAGATGCAACACAAATAATAGAACAAATATTACCAAGTTTTACACCAGATTTAACGGTAACTGTTAATTTTGTTCCTAGAATAGGTTTAAAATATGACGTACCTATCATACTAAATTCAGTTCAACCTTCTATAGATTATGAAGGTGATATGATGAATACTAGAATGATTATGTGGGATTTAACATTTACTGTAAAAGCATATATCTTTCCAAAAGTTAATGATGCATCAATTATTAGAGATGCTAATACTAATATCTATATTGATACACAAAAAAGAGATGCACAAAAAGTTTATATTGACGTTGCAAATGGATTTGGAACTTTTGCAGTAGTTGAAACTGTTCGAGTAGAAGATAGTGATACCACAGGTAAAGTTATATATTTTAATACAGTTACACAAAGTATGATACTTGAAGATTTAACAGAATTAATACAACCGGGAGATATTCTTCTTGGCGATAATTCAAATGCTAGATACACAGTCACACGAGTTGACTTAAGTCCTATTAGAGTTGTTAATTATTATACAACATCAGACCCAAATAATGCAGAAGCATACGAAGATTACTCTTACGATGATACAATAACCTATTGGCCAGAAACTTTATTATTATAATGAAAACTTTAGAAAAAAACTTATCAGAAATATTTGAAATTGAACCTACAGAAAAAATAGTAGAAGAAGTACCTGTAGTTATATCTATCAATAATGATGTTGAAACAGACTTTAATATTGCCAGAACAAACATTAATTCACTATTACAAAAAGGTAATGTTGCTGTTGATAATTTATTAAATGTGGCAAAAGAAACTGAACATCCAAGAGCATATGAAGTTGCTGCTAACTTAATTAAAACATTGGCAGACTTGAATAAAGATTTATTAGATATACAAAAGAAAAGAAAAGAATTAAACAACAATCAACCAACATCAGAAAAAACCGTTATAGATAAAGCAGTATTCATCGGTTCAACTACAGAGATGGTAAAATTAATTAGGAGTAGTAAGTAATGGATCAACTAATTGAACAACTAAAAGTAATCTTAGCAACTAACTTTTGCCTTTACTTAAAGACACACAACTATCATTGGAACATTGAAGGTAAAGATTTTCCTCAATATCATTCTTTTCTTGATGAACTCTATAATGCTATTTGGATACAGACAGATGATATTGCAGAACATCTAAGAAGATTAGATTCATATGCACCAGGTTCATTATCAAGATTTCAAGAGTTATCAGATATACAAGATGCAACAACAATACCAATGCCTTTATTAATGATGGCAGAAATAAAAAATGATAATGATAGATACATTTATCATCTTCGTGCAGGTATTGTTGCAGCCGATCAAGCAAATGAACCAGCAGTATCTAATTTCTTACAAGACTTATTAGGTAAACATCAAAAACATGCATGGATGTTGAGAAGTATTATTAAGTAATGCAAGGTTATCTAGGTAATCCAAAACTAAAACCAACAGGGGTTGAGTTATCATACACTGAAGAACAAGCAATAGAAATTGCAAAGTGTATAGATGATCCTGTTTACTTCATTAAGACGTATGTAAAAATCGTCAACGTGGATCGTGGTCTTATTCCTTTTGAGATGTGGCCATTTCAAGAAGATATGGTTAGAAATTTTCATAAGAATCGTTTTAGTATTTGTAAGATGCCACGGCAAGTAGGTAAAACTACAACATCTGCAGGTTATATGTTATGGTGTGTATTGTTCAAAGAAAACTTTTCAGTTGCAATTCTTGCCAACAAAGGTAATCTTGCACAAGATATTCTAAGTAGAATACAATATGCATATGAATATTTACCAATTTGGTTACAACAAGGTATTGTAGTTTGGAATAAAAGAAGTTTGGAATTAGAGAATGGTTCTAAGATTGCCGCATTTGCAACATCAAATTCTGGTGTTCGTGGAGGAACATATAACTTAATCTTTCTTGATGAGTTTGCTTTCGTTCCACAAAATATGGCAAATGATTTCTTTACATCTACATATCCAGTTATCTCTTCAGGTAAAACAACAAAAGTAATTATTGTATCTACACCTTATGGTCTAAATCATTTCTATAAGATGTGGGTAGATTCTACAGAGAAACGATCATTATATACTCCACTTGAAGTTCACTGGTCAATGGTACCAGGCAGAGATCAAAAGTGGAAAGAAGAAACAATACGAAATACTAGTGAAGAACAATTTCAACAAGAATTTGAAACTGAATTCATTGGTTCATCTGCAACATTAATACCTGGCATTATATTAAGACAATTAGCATTTAGAGATCCATTAAGTTCTATTGAAGGATTAGATATACATGAAATGCCAAGATCAGATAGAACCTATGTAATGACTGTAGACTGTGCAGAGGGTGTAGGTCAAGACTATTCTACAGTTGCAGTTGTTGATGTAACAGATATACCATATAAACTAGTGGCAAAATATAGAGATAATAACATTGCACCTTTACTCTTTCCTACTATCATATATAATATTGGACAAAGATATAATGGTGCATTTCTGTTGGCAGAGACTAATAATGTAGGTCAACAAGTTGTTGACATTTTACATTATGAATTAGAATACGAGAATATATTCAAAATACAAAAACATGTTACAAAAGGTCAGCATTTATCTGCTGGATACAAGAAAGCGGTATCATTTGGTATAAAGACCACAACACCTGTTAAGAAGATAGGGTGTGCAAACTTAAAGACTTTGGTAGAAACAAAGAAACTAATCATTGAAGATTTTGATATTATATCTGAGTTAAACACATTTGTCAAGGTAAGAGATTCATATGAGGCAGAAGAAGGTAATCATGACGATTTGGTGATGGCATTAGTTCTATTTTCTTGGTTAACATCTCAAACTTTCTTTAGAGAGACTACAAATTCTGATATCAGACGTAGATTAATGGAAGAAAGTAAGATGCATTTAGAAGATGAATATATGCCAATAGGTATTTTTGATGATGGAAAAGAAGAAGAAAAGATGTATGATGGTGAGGACATATGGACTGTAGCGAAGAATCGTGGTTATATGCCTTCAACATTCTAAAATTATAAATATACTATAAATTGAGTTATAAATTCCATGAATATAAAAAGGAGAAAATAACATGGCTTTTCAATTATCACCAGGAGTTCTGGTCTCCGAAGTAGATGCGACTACAGTTGTTCCTTCTGTGTCAACTACTATTGGTGGTTTAGCTGGTGCGTCTGTTTGGGGTCCTGCAAATAACGTAGTTCTTATTAGCAGTGAATCACAATTTGCAGATACATTTGGTAGACCAGATGCAAATACATACGGAACATTTTTTACTGCCGCTAATTTCTTAGCATACGGTGCCAACTTTAAATTTGCTCGTTCAGTTGGCGCTACTGCTACGAATGCTGCAGGTGGCGGTGCAGGTTCTGCTTCTTTAATTTTAAATAAAGATACATACGAAGCTTCTTATAGTTCAAATTCTGCAACTTATTTTGCTGCCAAATGTGCAGGTGCTTTAGGTAATTCACTAAAAGTATCAATGGTAGATTCAAACAACTTTAGCACATGGGCATATAATTCTTATTTTGATTCTGCACCAGGTACGTCTACTGCAGCTGCAAATAAAAATTCAGCAAATGATGAAGTTCATATTGTTGTTATTGATGAAGATGGTGCGTTTTCATCCGCTGCAAATACAGTGTTAGAAAGATTTGCATATGCATCAAAAGCCGCAGATATTAAAAATCCTGATGGAACAAGTAACTACTATAAAGATGTAATCAATACCAAATCAAGATATATCTGGTGGAGAGGTCATCCTATGGGTTCTAATTTGGTTAGTGGTACGGGTACTAATTGGGGAAATAATATTACTAGTGCAGTAACATTCCAAAATCTTTCTGGTAATCTAACTGCTTCATTAGCTGGTGGTATTGATGATACACCAACCGCTGCAAATATCAGTGCAACATACGATTTATTTACTAATTCAGATTCAGAAGAAGTTTCATTCTTGATGGCTGGTGTAACAACAGGTACAACAATACCTAACAAGTTGATTGCACTTGCTGAAACACGTAAAGATTGTATCGTATTTGCTTCACCACAACAAAATGATGTTGTAAATAATTACAATGGTGAATTAACAAGTGTTACGGCAACAGTTGCCACATACACAAAATCATCATATGCATTTATTGATAGTGGTTACAAATACCAATTTGACAAATACAACAATGTATATCGTTGGGTACCATTGAATGGTGACATTGCTGGTCTTTGTGCTAGAACAGATGCAGATCGTGATCCTTGGTTCTCACCTGCCGGTTCTACTCGTGGTGTTATCAAGAATGTTGTTAAGTTAGCTTGGAATCCTACAGCATCACAAAGAGATACCTTGTATAAAAATTCTATTAATCCAGTAGTAACATTCTCTGGTGAAGGTACAATTCTTTACGGCGATAAGACTCTTCAAACTGGCAAATCATCTGCATTTGATCGTATCAATGTTCGCAGATTGTTTATTATTTTGGAACAGTCAATTTCTCGTGCTGCTCGTTCTTCACTGTTTGAATTCAATGATGAATTTACAAGAGCTGCATTTGTAAATCTTGTAGAACCATATCTACGTGAAGTTAAAGGTCGCCGTGGTATTTACGATTACCGAGTAATATGTGATACAACAAATAACACATCTGCAATAATTGACAACAATCAATTTGTTGGTGATATCTACATCAAACCTGCTCGTTCAATCAACTTCATACAACTTAATTTTGTTGCAGTTGGAACTGGTGTTGCATTTGATGAAATTGTTGGTAGATTCTAATAAATAAGAGAGATAGGAGAATATTAAATGGCTTTTAATGTAAACGAGTTCCGCTCTCAGTTAGTTGGAGATGGAGCAAGACCAAATCTATTTGAAGTATCAATGGAATTTCCTTTCTGGGCAATTCCTGGAAATGCAAGTAGAAAATTTAGTTTCATGTGTAAGACTGCTCAATTGCCAGGTTCAACAGTAAATTCAGTTCCCGTTCAGTATTTTGGACGTGAATTGAAATTTGCTGGTAACAGAACCTTTGCTGATTGGCAAGTTACAGTTATCAATGATGAAGATTTTATTATCCGTAATGCCTTTGAACGCTGGATGAATGGTTTGAATAGTCACAACAATAACATTCGTAATCCAGCAGCACAAGGGCAATTAGGATATACTCAAAATGCCGCAGTTCGCCAATATGGTAAAAGTGGTGGTATTGTTAAAGAATATAATTTCATTGGCGTGTTTCCAACAGATTTGTCCGCAATTGATGTTGATTGGGGTTCAAATGATACAATTGAAGAATTTACAGTTCAGCTAACCTACCAATGGTGGGATGCAGTAAGGGATGGCGTAGCATAAGTATAAGGAGAGATCCTTATACTTTTTATAATGTTTAAAAGGAAATAATAGTGGCTATTAAGTTATTTGGTTTTACACTAGGGAATAAAGATGTTGTTCAGGTTGAAAAGCCTGAGCAACCCTCTTTCACACCACCAAATCAAGAGGATGGTGCGGTTGTCATCACTCAAAATGCTCATTACGGTACCTATGTAGATTTAGAAGGTTCTGTTCGGAATGAGTTAGAGTTAATTACTCGTTATAGAGAAATGGCAAATCATCCTGAATGTGATATGGCAATTAATGAAATTGTTAATGAGTCTATTACACATGACAAAGATGGTACAGTTGTTGATATTGTAATGGATAATCTTAAACAACCAGATTCAATTAAAAAGAAAATTCAAGAAGAATTTGATACTGTTCTAAAGATGTTAAACTTTAGTAATCTTGCTGATGATATTTACAAACGCTGGTATATTGATGGTAGAATTTACTTTCAAATTGTTTTAGATGAAAAGAAACCTAAAGACGGTATTCAAGAATTAAGATATATTGATCCACGAAAGATTAGAAAGATTCGTGAGATTAAAAAAGGAAGAGATCCAAAAACAGGTGCAGAAATTATTCAGTCTATTGCTGAATACTACATGTATAATGATCGTGGTACTATTACACAAAGTTACACTGCAGGTGTATCTCAAGGATTAAGAATTGCACCAGAGTCTATTGTTAATGTAAACTCTGGATTGATGGATGCAAAGAATACTTTTGTTATTTCATATTTGCATAAAGCAATTAAACCACTCAATCAATTAAGAATGATTGAAGATGCTGTAGTTATCTATAGATTATCTAGAGCACCAGAACGTAGAATATTTTATATTGATGTTGGTAATTTACCAAAAGGTAAAGCAGAACAGTATATGCGTGATGTTATGACCAAGTATCGTAACAAAATGGTATATGATGCTAATACTGGTGAGTTAAGAGATGATCGTAAACATATGTCAATGTTGGAAGATTTTTGGTTACCACGTAGAGAAGGTGGTAAAGGAACAGAAATTACAACATTGCCTGCAGGACAAAATCTTGGTCAAATTGAAGATGTTCAATACTTTCAAAAGAAGTTATTACAATCACTTAGTGTTCCGTATTCAAGATTGGATCAACAGGGTGGTGGCGGTATAGCAGGTATTGGTAGAACAACTGAATTAACCAGAGATGAATTGAGATTTAATAAGTTTATTAATAGACTTCGCAATAAGTTTTCTCAATTATTTGATCATGCATTACGTGTTCAATTATCTTTGAAAGGTGTATGTACCGAAGAAGAGTGGGATAAGTTTAGAGAAGATATCTATTATGACTACAAGAAAGATAATAACTTTGTAGAATTAAAAGAAGCAGATTTACTTCAACAAAGATTATCAATTCTTAATTTAGTTGAACCATATGTTGGTAAGTATTACTCACAAGAATGGGTAAAGAAAAATGTATTGCAGTTGACTGATGAAGAAATTGAAGAGATGCAAAAACAAATTGATGCAGAACCACAACCTGAACAAACCGAACCTGATGGACAACCATTAGATCAAGGTCAAGATCAACAACAAGTAACACCAGAACAATATGCACCAGTAGATAATGTATCAGATAAAGGCTCAAATGAATCGGAAACACCTGAATTAGATAGACAGGTAGAAAAGTTTTCCAAAGTTATAAATATGAAATAAGGAGAATATTATGGAACAGATTAGAAATTTTATAGATTTAGTAGGTCAAGGAGATAACGTAGGTGCTAAAGATGCACTTGAAGAGTTATTGGCCGCTCGTGCTTTTGAGAATTTAGAAGGACGTAAACAAGAAATTGCAAGTTCTTTATTTGGTAATCAACCCGAAGTAGAAACCTCAGAAACAGAGTAAGATGAAATCATTACAAGAATTTAAATCAATCGTAGAAGAAGAAAAATCAGACTATTCAAAGTTTGACGTTTTAGTTCGTGCTGGTTTAGGTAACAAAGCACAGATACAAAGACTACATAAAATTCTTGGTAAAATGGAAGAAGAGAAACCAAATTTCTCTCCTGCTGATAGAGCAATCATTCAAAATATCTTTAATAAAATCGTAGATGTTATTACTAATAATAAACAAATCTTCTCTCAAGCACGTAGAGCAGTAAGAGAAGATTTAGATGAAGGTGTTCTTGCAACATCAGATTACAAAATTGATTCTGCTGGTCACAAATATAAAGCACATCGTATTAAAGTTGGGCAAGATGCACCACAAATTGGTGATGATCTCGATAAGATTAAAGAAGAAATAGAAATTATAGAAGAAGATAACCTTAAAGGTGATCCTCCTATGACACTTCTATTGAAAAGAAAAGCAATTCGTTTGTATCCAGATGATACTAAGATTGCTTTATACTACAATGATAAACTTAAAAAGTATTTTAGTATACCTTATTCATCAGATAAACCTATTGATGCAGTTACACAATCTGAAGAAGTAGAATTGGAAGAGGCAGTTATGGATACACTACATAAAATTGTATCTAATAAATCTGCAGGTTCTGTAAAGTTTGCATCAGGTCAAACACGTAAGGTAGATCATTTTACTGCATCGGCATTAACACAAGTGCATAATGCATTGAATGATCAGAATAAAAAGAAGTTTGCAGATATGGTACATAAAAGTCCTGGTCACTTTCAAAAAGCAGCAGACTTTGCTTTTAAACGTGCCAAATGATTATAGATTTAATTTTAAGTAATAGACTTAGTGAAGCAAAAGAATTAATATTTGCCAAACTAAATGAAATTACTGAAAAGAGATTAGAAGAAGCAAAGAGATATGTTGCTGAAGGTTCATTTGAAGAAGTAGAATTAGATGAAGCAAACATTATCAAGATGGGTAGAATTACAAAGATTAGACGAAGGATTCGTAGGAACAAAAAGAATAGAATAATTGTTCAACGAAATGTTCGTAAATCTGGTATTAAAGGTTATAGAATTTCAGGTAATACACTTAAACGAATTCCTGCTACGGCAAGAATTCATAAAGCAAGAATGTTAAAAAGATATTGGAAAACAAAAGGTCGTGCGAAACTTAAAAGAGTATTGATGAAAAGATCGCAATCAATTCGCCGCCGCAACTCAATGGGGATAAAGTAAATGCCATATGAAATAACAAATTCTAAAAGAGGTACTAGTATTTTTCGTGCTGATAGTCCGGCAACTTATACCGTTACCACTGCTAGTCTTTCAGCATCGACTCAAGAAACAGTAACAGATATTTCTATTCGTAGAGTTACATGGTCTACAAACGGTTATATATCTATTTCAAGAACAGGTGGGCCACAAGTATTATCTTTATACAATAGCGGTGAAATGAAGTTTGATGAATTTTCACATGCAATATCAAATACTTCTTCTGCAAACTTAGTATGCACTATTGCAACAGGTGGATCAATCGTTATGGAATTATCAAAACATGCCACCTATGCTAATGATGTTTATAGCCAAGCATTTGCTTAATCAGGATAACTACTATGAAACTAATTAGAGAGAATATTGAATCAGTAAACTATATTACTGAATCAAACGAAGCAGGTAAAAAATCACTGTTCATTGAAGGACGTTTTTTAGTTGCTGAAGAACCAAATAAAAATAAAAGAATTTATAAGATGCCTATTCTAGAGCGTGAAGTTCAAAGATATACTGAAGAGTATATTAATACTAATCGTGCTTTAGGAGAGTTAGGACATCCAGATACTCCAAGTATTAATTTAGAAAGAGTATCACACAAAATTGTTAGTTTGACTAAAGAAGGCAATACTTTTATTGGTAAAGCAATGATCTTAGAAACACCTTATGGTAATATTGTTAAAAACTTTATTGATTCGGGTGTTAGTCTAGGTGTATCATCAAGAGGTATGGGTTCATTAGTTGCTAATAATGAGGGTGTCAATGTTGTGCAAGATGATTTTCGTCTTGCTACGGCAGCAGATATTGTTGCAGATCCATCAGCACCTGGTGCATTTGTAAATGGTATTATGGAAGGCAAAGAATGGCTATTTGTTGAGGGTCGTTTCGTAGAGATCGACATTGATAACTCAAGAAAGCAAATTAGAAAAGCCTCAAGTAAGCAAATAGAAGAAGTTTCATTGAGACTCTTCGAAAACTTTTTATCAAAACTTTAATTATTATAAATAAATAAACAAAAGGAGATTTTCAATGGCAACAAACAAACTTTTTGAGGCAGCAGCCGAAATTCTTTCTGGTACTAAAGGAAAGAACGCTATGCCTATGGAAAAACCAGAGGGTGCAACCGTAGTTGATATGGGCGGTCCTACACCACAAAATGCAAAACCAGATGATGATTCACACAAGATTGATGCAACTAAAGGCGCTAAGTCTGCAACTGCACCAACAACAAAACCATCAGATGCTTCAGCTGAAATGGCAAAGAAAACTTTATCAAGAGAAGAATTGGAAGTAGAAGGCGAATTGTTAGATGTATCAAGTGATATTGATGCAATGTTTGCTGACTCAGCAATTTCTGAAGAATTCAGATCAAAAGTTACAACCATTTTTGAAGCACGAGTTCAAGACCGTATTACACAATTAGAAGAAGAAACAGAAGCACGTTATGCTTCTATGTTAGAAGAAGCAGTAGAATCAGTTAAAGAAGATTTGACAGAAAAAGTAAATGATTACCTGTCATATGTTGTAGAACAATGGATTGCCGACAATGAAATCGCAATCGAAAAAGGTCTACGTGCTGAATTAACAGAAGATTTTATTGCTGGTCTTAAAAATCTATTCGTAGAACATTACATTGATGTTCCATCAGACAAAGTTGATTTGGTAGAAGAGTTAGCATCTAAAGTTGAAGAACTTGAAAGCCAACTTAACGAAGAAATCGAACGTGGTATTGAAATCAAGAAGTCCTTGGTTGAATCACGTAAACAAGAAATTACCCATGCAGTTACCGAAGGGTTGATCGCTACTCAAGTTGAAAAAATCAAATCACTCGCAGAGGGTGTTGAATTCTCCACAGAGGACGAATACAAAACCAAACTTGAAACTATCCGTGAAAACTACTTCCCATCAGGCAATGTTAAAAAGGCTGATGCTGACCAACTACATGAACAGGTAGAGGACGGTTCAGAAAAACACCAGGCATCATTAGATCCTTATGTTAATTCCGTCATGCAAGCAATTTCAAAAAGTAATAAGAAATAATTTATAACAACAAAGGAGATTTAAATGTATCTATCGGAAGACCTACAAAAGAAATGGGCACCAGTTCTTGAACATTCAGAATTGACCCCAATCAAGGATTCATATCGCAGAGCAGTTACAGCGTTAGTTCTTGAGAATCAACAACAAGCCATGCTCAAAGAAGCTGGTATCATGAACGAAGTAGTAACCAACAATGCTGGTACAGGTGGTTTCTCAGGTGGTTCATCACCTGCAGGTCCTGTTGCTGGTTTTGATCCAATCCTCATCAGTTTGGTACGCCGTTCATTGCCTAACTTGATCGCTTACGATATCTGTGGCGTTCAACCAATGACTGGTCCTACTGGCTTGATCTTCGCAATGCGTTCAACATACGGTACAAACCGCAATGTTGCTTCATCTGGTATTGAAGCCTTCTACAATGAAGCCAACACAGGTTTTGCTGGTATTTCTGGTGCACAAACCGCATTGAATGTTACATACAATGCTGCTTACAACAGTAACACCTTTACTGGTAATGCTGCTGCTTGCACTGCAATGGCAACTGCTACTGCTGAAGATTTGACACCTGCTGAAATGGGTTTCACAATCGAGAAAGTAACTGTATCTGCTAAGACACGTGCCTTGAAAGCTGAATACTCAATGGAATTGGCACAAGACTTGAAAGCAGTTCATGGTCTTGACGCTGAAACAGAATTAGCAAACATTCTTTCTGCAGAAATTCTTGCTGAGATCAATCGTGAAGTTCTCCGCACAATTTACTACTCTGCTAAAGTTGGTGCTCAAATCGGTACAACAAGTGCTGGTACATTTGACCTTGACACAGATTCTAACGGTCGTTGGATGGTTGAAAAGATCAAAGGTTTGGCATTCCAAATCGAGCGTGAAGCAAATACAATTGCTAAACAAACCCGTCGTGGTAAAGGTAATGTTGTAATTTGTTCTTCAGACGTTGCTTCTGCATTTGCAATGGCTGGATTGTTAGATTACAATTCTGCTTTACAAGGTCAAGTTAACCTAACAGTTGATGACACTGGTAACACATTTGCTGGTACAATGTTTGGTCGTTTGAAAGTTTACATTGATCCATACTTTATCGCTTCTTCAACTGCAGAGTTTGCTGTTGTTGGTTATAAAGGTAGTAACGCTTATGACGCAGGTTTGTTCTACTGCCCATACGTTCCTCTCCAAATGGTTCGTGCTGTTGATACCAATACTTTCCAACCAAAGATTGGTTTCAAGACTCGTTACGGTATTGTTGCAAACCCATTCGCAAATGGTACAACACAAGACCTCGGCGCAATCAATGTAACAAGCAATGTTTACTATCGTGGTTTCAAAGTCGTAAACATTATGTAATAAAACGGTACCCAATAATAACAAAAATAATACGGGTACCATCTCTAAAGAGGACTTCCAAAAGAAGTCCTCTTTTTTTTTCTTATAAATACACATATGACAGCCTTATCAAGAACACCTTCAAATCCAAATTTATTACATCCTAATAAGTTTACACTATCTTTTGATAGATTACCTAATATGCAATATTTTTGCCAAGGTATATCTATCCCAGGTTTATCAATGAGTGAAGTGCAAAGATCCACTCCATTTGTTGATGTATATTCTCCTGGAGAAAAAGCAATTTATGATTTGTTTAATGTTACATTTTATGTTGATGAAGAATTAAAAGCATGGTTAGAAATTCATAATTGGATTCGTGCATTAACTTTTCCTACTGAATTTGAAGAATATGCTCGTTTACCAAGATCAAATAAAAACATATCTAATTTTGAAAGACCTCAGTTTTCAGATTCATCATTGACATTATATTCATCATCAAATACTCCTTATTATAGATTTAAATTTGTAGATTGTTTCCCAACTTCTATATCTACTTTTGTTGTATCATCTACCGATAGTCCAGATAATCCTATTACTGCCGATGCAACATTCAGATATGCCTATTATAATGTTGACAAACTGTTTTAATTAGTGTATACTCCTTAAATAAGGAGATTTTTTATGAATAAACTTGATGAATTATTAGAAATGTGGCGCAAAGATTCTGTGATTGATAGAACAGAACCTGGCAGAGAATTAATCAATATACCACAATTACATAGCAAATACTTGAATATGCTTTCAAGACATAGATTGTTGTCTAAAGAAGCAGAGTTTAAATATAACAAAATGCGTAGAGTAAAGTGGGAATACTATACCGGTAAACTAGATGATGACCAACTTAAGAAGTATGGTTGGGAACCATTTCCTTTTGTTCTTAAATCCGAAGTTGCATCATATCTTGAAAGTGATGATGACTTAAATAAGTATATTGCAATTAAAGTTATGCATGATGAAATTGTTGAAGTGTGTCAGAGTATTATGAAAGAACTAAATAGTAGGACATTTCAACTGAGAGACTTTATAGCATGGGAAAGATTCATTCAAGGTGCCTGATTTAATATTACATAAAAAGAATGAAGCATATATCCAATTTGAATGTGAAAGAAATATAGCACAAGAGTTGGCAGACTTCTTTACTTTTTATGTACCAGGATATCAATTTACTCCTGCATATAAAAATAAATTGTGGGATGGTAAAATAAGACTTGCAGATTTAAGGTCTTACACTATCTATCATGGTCTTGTTCCATACATACAAGACTTTTGTAAAACAAGAGAATATACTCTTGATATAGATTCTTCAATCAGTAATACAAATATTTTTTCCGTAAAAGAAGCAGAAGAATTTATATCTACATTAAAATTGCCTTTTGAAGTTAGAGATTACCAATTAAAATCTTTTGTTCAATCAATACGTAATAAAAGATTATTATTAATATCACCAACGGCATCAGGTAAATCTTTAATATTATATTTGATATTAAGTTATCTACAATATTCTGATTGTAAAAAAGGTTTGTTAATTGTACCAACTACATCTCTTGTTGAACAGATGTATAGTGATTTTAAATCATATGGATATAATTCTGAAGAGTATTGCCATAGACAGTATTCTGGTAAAGATAAATCAATAAACAAATTTCTTACTATCACTACATGGCAATCAATCTATAAAAATTCACCAGATTATTTTGAACAGTTTGATTTTGTTCTTGGTGATGAAGCACATCAATTCAAAGCAAAGTCATTGACAACTATAATGACTGGTCTATCACTTGCAGATTATAGAATAGGTTGCACTGGTACACTTGATGGTACACAAACACACAGATTAGTATTAGAAGGTTTATTTGGACCAGTATACAGAGCAACTACAACAAAAGAATTAATGGATAACAAACAGTTATCTAAATTTAAGATTAAATGTTTAATACTTAAATATCCAGAAGAGGTTTGTAAGTTGTCTAAGAAGTGGGACTACAAACAAGAGATCGAATATATAGTATTGAACACAGCAAGAAACGCTTTTATAAAGAATCTTGCCTTGTCGTTGAAAGGTAATTCATTAATACTATTTCAATTTGTAGATAAACATGGTAAAGTTCTACATAATATTATAAAAGAAGAAGCAGGTAAACGTAAAGTATTTTTTGTGTATGGTGGTACTGATACCGAAGTTAGAGAATCTATTAGAGATATAACTGAACGGGAAAAAGATGCCATTATCGTTGCTTCTTATGGTACATTCTCAACTGGTATTAATATACGTAATTTGCATAATGTAATATTTGCATCACCATCTAAATCAAAAATTCGTAATTTACAATCAATTGGTCGTGGACTTAGATTAGGTGATAATAAAGAAGAAGCAGTTCTTTATGATATCTCTGATGACTTTAGAATAGGTAAACATGTTAATTATACCTTGACACACTTTGTTGGACGTGTTAAAATGTATGATGATGAGAAGTTTAATTACAAGTTTTATAACATAGAGATGAAAAATGGATAACATAAAAATAATAAGGATGCAATCAGGTGAAGATATCATTGCATCTATGAAAGAGGATAAAGAAGAAGGTATTGTTACTCTTAACAATCCTATGACAGTATTGTTTAAAAGACAGATTACTGGTAAATCAGTTATGATGATGGTACCTTGGTTACCTGTAGAGATTATTCAAAATAATATTGCTGCAGTATACTCTACTGATGTATTAACTGTATTTGAACCTAAAGAATCTCTTGTTAATTATTATAATAAGGCAGTGATTGATTTGAATGAATGTATCATTGAAGAGTCAGACCACATTGAACAATCATTAAACGAAGATGGTGATGAAGAAGATGTTTCAGAAGAAGAGTTCTCTGAGTATGTGGATAGTATTGAAACCATTAAAGAAGTATTAAGTAATAAGAAAAGAATATTACATTAACGAACGACAAAACCATTATAACAAAGATTGAATAACCTGTCAAGCGAAACATAAGGCAAATATTATGAGTAAGAAAAAAACACACTATATCAACAATGCAGATTTCTTAAAGGCACTAAATGAATATACCCAAAAGTGCATTGATGCTAAGAAAGATGATAAACCAGAACCTATAGTACCAAACTATATCGGTGAATGTTTTATTAAAATTGCAGAACATCTATCCAGAAAACCAAACTTTGTATCATATTCATTTAGAGATGAAATGATTGCAGATGGTATTGAAAACTGTATAATGTATTTCAGAAACTTTGATCCTGCTAAATCATCTAATCCATTTGCCTATTTTACACAGATTATTTACTTTGCATTTCTACGAAGAATTGCCAAAGAGAAGAAACAACTATACGTAAAATACAAAGCAACAGAACAGTTTGGTTTATTAGATGAAGGTGAAATGTTTGAAGATGAGAATGGTCATATGCAACAGTTCAAGATGTATGATAACATATCAGAATTTATTCATACCTTTGAAGAAACTAAAAAGAATAAAAAGAAAGTAAAGATTAAGGGAATAGAAAACTTTATTGAATTGGATGTGAAAGAACTACCAGAAATTTAAGGAGATTATTATGAGAGTTGGATTTACATGTAGTGCATTTGATTTACTTCATGCTGGTCACATATTGATGTTAGAAGAAGCAAAGACACAATGTGATTTTTTAATTGTTGGATTACAAACTGATCCATCTATAGATCGGAAAGAAAAGAATAAACCTATTCAAAGTGTAGTTGAAAGATATATTCAACTTAAAGCAGTTACATATGTTGATCAGATTATACCATACACATATGAAAGTGATTTAGAAGAAATCTTCCGTTCATTTCCAATATCAGTTAGAATCATTGGTGATGAATATAAAGAAAAACAATTCACTGCAAAAGATATATGTGCTGGTAGAGGTATTGAAATTTATTTTAATCGTAGAGATCACCACTTTAGTAGTAGTGAATTACGTAGACGAACCTATACACGAGAGTATATGGTAAGAGGAGAATTTGATGAAGTTAGCCCTAATAAATGACACCCATGCCGGCGCAAGAGGTGACAGTGCAATATTCAATGAATTCTTTTTTAAGTTTTGGGAAAATGTATTCTTTCCATACTTAGAAGAAAATAATATTACACATGTTTGCCATTTAGGTGATGTTGTTGACCGTAGAAAATTTATTAATTATGTTACATTGAATTCTTGGCGTAAAAGATTCTTTGATAGATTATTAAAGAACAATATTCAAATGGATGTTATTGTTGGTAACCATGATGTTACATACAAGAATACAAATGAAATTAATGCCATGAATGAATTGTTTGAGCATTACAATAACGTAAATGTATACATTGATCCTGTTGAAAGAGTATATGATGGTGTTAATGTTGCATTGGTACCATGGATCAATTCAAGTAATTATCAAAGTAGTTTAGAATTTTTAAATAATACTAAGAGTCAAATTGTATTTGGTCATTTTGAAATATCTGGATTTGAAATGGATCGTGGTAATGTTTGTCAAACTGGATTAGATATGGCATTGTTTAATAGATTTGATACTGTATTGTCTGGTCACTTTCATCACAAATCAACTAATGGCAATATAACATATCTTGGTAATCAATATGAAATTACATGGGCAGACTATGATGACCAAAGAGGGTTTCATGTGTTTGATACTGAGACAAGAGAATTAGAATTTATACCTAATCCATATAAGATGTTTCACAAATTACATTATGATGATACAACACAAGAGTTTGCACATTGGAAGTCTTTTGATTATGAACAATTGAAAGATGCCTATGTTAAGATTGTGGTAATCAATAAACAGAACCCATATCTGTTTGATGTGGTAATGGATAACTTATATAAGGTAGGTGTTTCAGATATAGGTATAGTTGAAGATTTTACTGATACTTCAGTTGCTGATGATGAAGAGTTAATAAATCAGGCAGAAGATACTATGACTATCTTAAATAAGTATATTGACGGCTTGACATTGAATGTAAAACCTGATATACTTAAAGGGTTGATGAAAGAACTATATGTGGAAGCGGTAAATGTTGAAAGAGTTGATTAATGATTGTATTCAAAAAAGTTAGATACAAAAACTTCGTTAGCACTGGCAATTATTTTACTGAGATTGATTTTCAAAAATCATCCAATACTTTAATTGTTGGTTCTAATGGCGCAGGTAAATCTACAATGCTTGATGCATTGTGTTTTTCTTTGTTCGGTAAAGCATTTAGAAGTATTAATAAACCACAACTAATTAATTCTATCAATCAAAAAGATTGTATTACTGAATGTGAATTTGATATTGGTAATAAGAAATATAAAATTGTTCGTGGTATCAAACCTAATATCTTTGAGATATATCAGGATGGTGATTTAGTAAATCAAGATGCCGCAAGTAGAGATTATCAAGAATACTTAGAAAAGTTTATTTTGAAATTAAACTACAAATCATTTACACAGATTGTTATCTTAGGTTCTGCATCGTTTGTACCATTCATGCAATTATCTGCAAATGATCGTAGGTCAATCATTGAAGATTTATTAGATATACAAATATTTTCTACAATGAATACTGTATTGAAAGATAAGATATCTGGTAATAAAGATCAGGTTACAGATAACAATTCTAAGTTACAAATTGTAGAAGCAAAGATTGAAATACAGAATACTCATATTAGAAGTATCCAAAAAACTAATGAAGAGAAGATAGAAGAATATGATAATCAAATCAAATTGTATAATACTGACATACTTGAATTACAAGAAAAAATACAGCAAACATCCAATGCAATCAATCAACTACAGTCAGACGTGGAAAACAAAATTGAGGTGGAGACTAGACTCAAGAAATTTACTAAAATTGAATCGCAGATTGAGAACAACTTATCCAAATATAAGACTGATATCGGTTTCTTTGAACAGAATGATAATTGTCCAACCTGTAAGCAAGAAATTGCCTTGGGGTTTAAAGAACAACAAATCAAAGATAATAAAGACAGGGTTTCCGAAATAGAATCTGGATTGAAAGTATTAGAAGAAAAACTATTGGCAGAACAAGAACGACTAAATGTAATCAATGTAAAACAAAAAGAAATACAGAAATTACAAATTAGTAATGCTACCAATACAACTTCTATTACAGAAACAAATAAGTATATTGCAAAACTAAATTCACAGATTGAAACATTGAAATCTAAACAAGATAATCTGGAAGCAGAAAATACTAAATTAAATGAATTGAATACTCAATTGGAAGTAATATTAGAGAAGAAGAAAGAATTGATTGATGAAAAAACATATTATGAAGCCGCTTCAGGTCTACTCAAAGATACTGGTATTAAAACTAAAATTATCAAACAGTATCTACCCATTATTAATAAAGTTGTAAACAAACATCTTGCCACATTTGACTTCTTTGTTAATTTTAATTTAGATGAATCATTCAAAGAAACAATTAAATCAAGACACCGTGATGCATTTAGTTATGAATCATTCAGTGAAGGTGAGAAACAAAGAATTGATATGGCATTGATGTTGACATGGAGAACAATTGCAAAGTTAAAGAATTCTGCAAATACTAATCTGTTAATATTAGATGAAATATTTGATTCTAGTTTAGATGCAAATGGTACAGAGTATTTAATGAACATCCTACATATGTTAGAAGATGTAAATTTATTTGTAATCAGTCATAAAGGTGATATATTACAAGATAAGTTTAGGTCAGTAATTAAATTTGAGAAGGTAAATAATTTTTCGAGGATAGCAAAATGAGTGATATTTTAACGATTGATACAGGATTTGGAGTTGCAAAACCAAAAGAAGAAGAGATTCTTCCATATGGATTAGTAGACCCATCACATCCAGCATTACATGAACCAATACCTGAATATGATGAAACTTCATTACCAAATATTCATATGTCTAATTTAATTAAACGATTAAAAATGACAATGAAACTATATGGTGGTATTGGCATCTCTGCCAATCAATGTGGTATAAGAGAACGAGTTTTCATTTTAGGTAATGAACACTTTCAAATGGCATGTATTAACCCTAAAATTGTAGAAACAGGCAAAGAAGTTGCCAAGTTAAAGGAAGGATGTTTAAGTTATCCTGGTTTAACTTTAAATATATCTAGACATACATCAATAAAAGTAGTATACTATACAGAGTCAGGAGAACAAAAAACACATGAATTTGATGGTATTACTGCTCAATGTTTCCAACATGAATTAGACCATATGAATGGAACATTATTTACTGAACATGTTGGTTCTCTTGCCTTGAAGATGGCAAAAAAGAAACAAGATAAAATGATTAAACAATATAGAAGAATGGTTAAATGAAGATTAGTATAGCAAGACTTCGTAGTGGTTGTAATTATAAAGAACCACTACATGATGTTATGGATTCTTTTTATGAGTTATATAAAGAATATATTAGTAAGAATACACAACACACATATGGCGTTTGTAATTTTGGTTGGAATTCTGATAATAGAAAATATATAGATGATATTGTTGATTCAGATGTAGTTATTATTCCTAGTGAGAATGAATTTCATCAACACATTAGTGGGTATGTTCATACAAAACAGAAAGCAAGGTCAGATGAATTTGTTGCAAAGATAGGTCAACATCTTAGTAATAAACATTTAGTAATTATACGAAGTGATAGAGCAGACAACGAAGAGTTATATCGCACAAGAACATTTAAAGATTATCCAATAGGTAAATTTTCAATCTTTGATGAGACTGATATACCTGGTGGTCTACATGGAATGAAATATCATTTTATTAAAAGTGCATATAATCCTTTATTTGAAGAGGAGAAGATTTACGATTTTATCTATTGGGGTTGTGATAAGAGAAAGTTAATTGATAATAAAGATAGTGGTGATACTAGACATTTATTTTTTCAGCAATTAAGAAAAGATAATAAAATTAAATCTTATCTAATAGGTAAATACAATAAACTTGAAGCAGATAGAAAAATTGATACTATGTATAATCTATTATGTAATTTGCATCAAGGTAAATCAACTATATGTTTTAATTGGTTAGATTCTACTGCAGTAACTAGTAGATATCATGAAGCAATGGCCTGTGATTTATTGCCATTTGTATGGGACAACTATGATAGTAATAATACTATAATTGCAGATCAATGGCAAAGAGTCAATTCAATTGAAGAATTTTATGATAAGATGAATGAAGTAGATAGTAAATTTGAAAGTATTAAAGAATATTATTTAACAAATACTTTGAAACCAAGAGAGTGGTACTATACTAAATTTGAACAGAGAATGAATGAAATATTATGAATTTATTTGATTTTATTGAAGGTGAACAATCAGTTGAAACTATTAAGAAAGCATATAGTTTTGACTCCACAGATGACGTAGAAACTCAATGGACTAAATGGAGAGAATCTATTAATCCAGATGAGATAGAAGATATTACGGAAGATAGATTAAAAGAAATTATAATTAAAGATTTATCATTTGTATCGTCAATGGATGTTAAAGAATATACTCTATATCAAAAATGGTGTGAGGTACAAGAGAAATATCCAACAGAACAAGTTAATACTTTTGACGGTATAGAAAAACATTTAATTTATCCAGAACAGAAAAAGATAATTGATGAAGTTAAAAATAATATTTGGCGACCAGAATCTCCTGATGACTATCTAGATATAGAACCTGTATTAGTATATACAGATGATTCATATGAAACTAAAACAACTTCAGGTTCAATTGATGGAAGTGAATATACAAAGAAAGTTAAACGTAGTAATTTACCTGAAGTATGGAATACGGCAAGAACATTTATATCAACAATGAAGAACAATAGTAATATTGGTCGCAATCTTAATTTTTTAGTTAAAGATAATAAATCAAACAAATACTTAGGTGTAATTTGTATATCTTCAGATTTTCTTGATTTGACACCTAGAGATAGTGTTATTGGATGGGATAGAACAGTTAAGACACAAGGTCGTATGATTAATTATACTGCAATTGGTTCTACTATTGTTCCATTTCAACCTTTAGGTTTTAATTATGTTGGTGGTAAATTACTTGCCTTATTGTGTTTATCTGATGAAGTTCAAAGATTATGGAAAAAACAATATGGTGATGTATTAGTGGGTGTTACTACAACATCTTTGTATGGTAAAACTAAAGCAAATGGTTTATCTCAATATGATAATCTAGACCATTGGCAACCTATGGGATTTACTTCAGGTTCAGTTTCATTTGAACCTAGATCAGATACAAAGTATTTAATACGTGATTGGTTAAAAAAGAATCATACTCGTAAATACTTTGAATGGTATATTGAAAAGAATCCTGCAGGTCAACCATACAAAAGAGACCATAAGAATAGATCATTGAATTTTGTATATTCTAAACTTAATGTACCTAAAGAATTGATTCGTTCTGAACATGCAAGAGGTATCTATTTTAGTCCATTATATAATAATTCATATGAATTTTTGCGTAAAGAAATAGGTGAAGATCAATTAGTAAAATCTTTTGATACTAGTTATGAGGCAATAACTAAGATATGGAAAGAAAAACATGCCCGTGGTCGTATTGGTTTTCTTAAAAAGAAAAATAGAGTATCTACGGAAACATTGTTCTATGATGACCTTATTTGCCTTGATTGGAACAAAACAAGAGATAAATACTTACAACAAGTAGGTCGATAACAAAATGCGGCGAGTCTGATGACAGGTATTCCCAAATATTAGAATGGTTTAATTCCATTGAGCCGCTCCACTCCTCTTCTTAAAATCCTTTATAAATCAATAACTTATAAAACGCTTGACATTTGATTCGGTTAGTGTATAATGATTGTATATTAATAGAGAGAGTCATATGGAAAACTATTCTACCGAATCAAAATCACAATTAGCAAAGTTACTTGCCACTGAAAACATCACGGTTCAACATGCTAAAATTCAAACTGCATCGTTTAATCTAAAAACTCGTGTATTGAATTGTCCTATCTGGACTGATATGAGTGGTGATCTTTATGATTTGTTGATGGGTCATGAAGTTGGTCATGCATTGGAAACACCTGAAGAAGGTTGGCATGATGCAATTATTGAGAGTCAATCTAAAAACTTTAAAACATTTTTGAATGTTGTTGAAGATGCCCGTATTGAAAAGAAAATCAAACGCAAATATCCTGGCATTCGTCAGTCTTTCATCCGTGGTTACCAAAGCCTTTTAGACCGTGACTTCTTCGGTATTAAAACCCGTGATGTTAACAAATTATCATTCATTGACCGTTTAAACATTTACACCAAATCTGGTGGTACATTGTATATTAATTTCACCGATGAAGAAGTGAAAATGGTGAATGATGTAGAAAATTGTGAAACATGGGACGATGTTCTCCGTGTTACTGAAGTTGTTTTCGGTTACTCAAAAGATGAGCAATTTGAAACACAGCAACAATTTTTCTTGCCTGATCCAAACGGTGAATTTGAATTTGATGATAGCGATTCGGATTCTTCAGATTACGATTTTGACGATACTTCTCCTTCTGATGAAGATGGTAATGATGAAGATACGGATGATGGTGATGCTGAATCTTCTGATAAATCTGACGAAGCTGATGAAGAATCGGATGAAGATGGTGATGGTGATGGTGAAAACGGTGAAGATGGTTCTGGTGAGAAAGAAGGCGCCAATTTAAACCGTGTCAAAGATTCAAAGCCAAATGTTGATGATAATTTTGAACCTGTTTGCACCACAGATGAAGCGTTTCGTAACAAAGAAGTAGAACTTGTTGATGAAAAATGTCGGCCGTTTGTTTACACTAAAATTCCACAAGTAGATTTGGAAAAGATTGTTACCCTGCTAAAGTTGTGCATCAGCATTTGTATGATTTCTATTTCAAGAGTGATTTGCTATCCGTTGAACACTACAACACAAAAGTAAAAGAGTTCAAATCTAAAAATGACAGGTACATTGGTCTGCTTGCAAAAGAATTTGAAATGAAGAAAGCTGCTCGCTCATATGCGAAAGCCAAAGTGTCCAACACAGGTGATATTGATATTGGTAAACTTTACAAGTATAAAGTTGAAGATAACATTTTCAAAAAACTGATGCGAGTGCCAAAAGGCAAATCACATGGTTTGGTTCTGTTACTTGATTGTTCTGGTTCCATGCGAAACAATATGGAAGCTTCTATTGAACAGATTTTGGTTCTTACCATGTTCTGCCGTAAAGTGAACATTCCATTTGTTGTGTATGGTTTCGGTGATTCTCAAACGGCTCGTAAGTTTGATTTCAGAGAACAAACACCACAATCTGGTTTTTCTTATGAAGATGGTGATTTGTTCTTGCAACCAGTTTTCCTGCGAGAATACTTGAATTCTAAAATGAGTAGTGCTGAATTTAATGCTTGCCTCCGTAACATGATTGCTTTAAAGATTTCGTATTCTATTGGTCGCCGAAATCATCCTTTGACTGAAACACTTGGTAATACTCCTTTGGTTCAGGCGATGGTTGCTCTTGAACCTATTACGAAACAATTCCGTAAAGTGAATAACCTTGATTTGGTTAATTTGGTAATTGTGCATGACGGTGATGCCGATACTGCCGACTTTGTTGTTAAAGCTCGTGAAGTACCAAAAACAGATCCAGAGCGTTCACCATTTGAATCAAAACGGTTTCAAGCTCGTATTGAAAATATTTACATTAAAGACCGTAATTCTAAATTGCAAATTAAACTTGATTTTCATTACAACGAAAGCCGTTATAACATTGATGATAGTTTGCGTGTTGCAATTTTTGATTGGTTCCGTGCTGTGACTGGTGCTAAGATTTTTGGTTTCTTTGTTACTGAAACTGGCCGTAGTTTAGCGAATTCTATTGCAAACAAATATTACGATAAAAAAGGCCGTAACATTAAACAAATTTGTACCGAAGATTTTCAACACACACATTGGCAATATTACCGTTCTGAATTTGTTCAGAGCTTAAGTAAGAAACTGAGAAGTGAAAAGTTT